CGCAATGAGATTAGTAGGCTTAAAAGCAGTAGGAGATGGAACATTAACAGGTTTCGGTAGACTATCTTTAGTTTTTAATGGTTTAATAAGATTATTAGCCGGTCCAGCAGGTTTAACACTAGCATTTTTTGGATTATTTAATGCAATAAAAGGTATACAAGATTTAAAAGCACAAGATGCCATTCAGGAAATAATAGGTGAAGGCGCAGATGCAACTGTAGCCAAAATAAAAGAACTACAAGCAGAAATAACAAACTTAGAAGAAACCAATACTAAAATGGTCACTACATTTAGTAAGACTGGTAAACTTACTATATCATATGAAAAAGATGTAAAGGAAATAGAAAGATTAACTGGTGTTATTGATAAGTTATTTGAATCATTATCAATGGAAGACAGAGCAGAGTTTTTAGGATTCGAAGGCTTACCAGATGATCATCCTATAATGGTTACTAAAAGAGAAGCCGAGGCAGCCGCCAAAGCCGCAAAAGGATTAGCAACAGAAATAACTAACTTTATGTTAAGTTTAGGTAAAATGCCTCGTACAGATGAAAACTTTATAGGTGCAATAGAAAAACTTAAAGAACTAATGGGTGATCCTAAAACTAATGATGAAATATTAGAATACGAAAAGAATCTTAACACAATATATAGATTGTTTGGTAAAACAAAACCCAAAGATGTGGTTAAACCTTTTGAACTACTAAATGAAGAAGTTTCTAAAGTAAACGGATTACAACAATATAAAAATGTTGTAGAACAAATAAAAGAACAACTTAAACTAATGGGTATAAGTTCTGAACAAGCAGAAATACTTTTAGGAATACTAAATAAAAAAATATCAGCAAGTGAACAAATATTCTTTACTTTCCAGGAAGCAGTAGATTCTGCAGGTATGGCATTGGGAGATGACTTAGCAAATGCTTTAGTAGAAGGTGAAAGTGCATTAGATAGTTTCCAAAACTTCTTTAAAAGTGTTGTAAAAGAAGTCATAGCAGAAGCAATAAGGCTCACAGTTGTAAGAGCATTGATTAGCAGTATATTTGGTGCTTTTGGATATGGTGTAAAGTTTGGTTCAAGTAGTGATATAGCAAGTATTTCTAAAAAAATACCAGGCAAAGCAATGGGCGGACCTGTAATGGCAAACAAACCTTACATTGTTGGTGAAAAGGGTCCTGAACTTATGGTTCCAGGCAGTTCAGGCACTATAGTTCCAAATCACGCAATGGGCGGTATGACCACAGTAAACTACAATATTAACGCAATAGATTCTGCTAGTTTTCAGCAGAGAATCGCACAAGACCCTCAGTTCCTACATGCTGTAGTAACAAAAGGCGCAAACGATTTACCAAGCGGTAGGAGATTTTAATGAGTTTTCAAACAATAGTAAATAATGCCACAAACATTAGCATAAACAATATGCCAGTGACAGGTGCTGTAATGAGTAGATCGCAAAGAGTAAAAACAGCACAAAGAGGACCTTCAATATATACTTTTGAAGTCACAACTGGTAGACCTTTTGAAATGAACGGCACAAACCGTGCTATGTTGCAGGTGCTACAAACAAAAAACAGAACTACAGAAGAAGAAATAACACTCAGTGCCACAACTGGTATGGGTTATATAATGGGTTATGCAGGAACTTTAGATAGCACTCAGTTAAATGCTTTAACTATAGATAGTTTTTCCGGTAGCACACTAACTTTAGATACAAGTGCCACTAGTGGTATTATAGCAGGTGATACACTATTTGAAGTAGGTGATTATATACAACCTGCAAACAGCAGATATACATATCAGGTAAAAACTACTGTATTTGGCAGTGACATTGCTTTAGGCTTAGTAGATGTTGAACTACACAGAAACATACTACCTAGCACATCAGATGGTGGTAATAACATTGTTAGTCAAGGATTAAATGTTGCTAACAACTGCACATTTCATGTTAAATGTATGAAAATGCCGGCGTATACATTAATACCAGGAGAACTATTTACATTTGATAGTGGGTTTACATTCGTAGAGGTTATACTGTAATGGCTACTACTATATCACCAGTAGTTGGTGCAACAAACATACAAGCAGTATTGTTTATCAAGTTAGGCCCTATAGAAGGCACAACATATTATGTAGCAAACACATATAAACCTTATACAGTAGACGGAAACAGTTATACTGCATTAGGTAGTTTTATGGGACTCACAGATATCAAAGACGAACTTCGTGTAAGTAATGGAGATGTAGGTGTTTCATTTAGTGGTATACCCACAGATCAAGATTATATTAGTTTAGTACTAAACAGTAAAGTAAAAGGTGCTCCAATAGAAATAAGCAGAGGATTTATTGCGGCAGATGGCAGTTTAGAAGGAAATACAGTTTATAGAAGATTTAAAGGTGTCATTCACAACTATGGTATATCAGAAAGTAGACCGCAGTTTAGTGATGAAGCATTTCATAGTGTTACACTACAATGTAGTAACATAAACAGCATTTTAGAAAATAAAATAGCAGGAAGAAAAACAAACGAACAAGGTATGAAAGAATATTATCCAACTGATGGCAGTTGGGATAGAGTAGCAACATTGATGTCTACTGCTTTTGACTTTGGTAAAGGATATGGAGAAAACACAACAGGTAGTGCTGGTGGCGGTGGCGGTGGTGCTAATGCTAGACAACAATCAATAGCTCAAAACCGTAGATAATAAGGATGTGTAGATATGTTAGTAAGGCCAGCAACGCAGGCAGATGATGACCACATTATAGATTGTTTAAGAAAGTTTGCAGAAGAACAACCCATAAGCAAACTCAAAGCAGAAGCAAATCAATATAATGATCATCATGTAAGAAAGATTTTAGATGCTATAAGACAAAGAGGTGTCATACTTATAGCAGAAATAGACAGTGAAATAACAGGTTTATTAATGGCAGTGGTAAATCCAGATATCTGGCTACCACAGATTAAGATCATGAACGAACTTGTTTGGTGGGTACATCCAGAACACAGAAATAGTAGTGCTGGATTAAGATTATTAAAAGAATACACTAAAATATGTGAGAAAAAGGTGAAAAGAAAAGAAATACATACATTTACAATGACTCTTTTAGAAGATTCGCCTGTTACTAACATAGAAAAACGAGGTTGGTCATCAATAGAAACCAACTATGTATACGGAGTAAAATAAATGGCAGTATTTTCGGCTATAGCGGCGACATTTAACTATTTGGTGTATACAGGTATCATTATGGTGGGTGCAGGTGGAGCCGGCGCTCTATTGGCTATACAAGCCGGTGCGGCATTACTCACAGGTGCTATAGTTTATGGTGTTGGTAAAGGTGTTGGTAAGGCACTTATGCCAGATTTCCCCACAGGCAATACAGGACTTAATGGTGGGACCAGAGTTCAGTTAGCACCTAACACAGGATACAGAGTTCCTGTAGTTTATGGTCACTCATTTCAAAACGGTATAATAACAGACGCCGCAATAAGTTCTGACAATCAAACAATGACATATGTTTTAACCTTTAGTGAAAAAACTACAGGCACAACAACATTGGGCGATCTATTTTGGAACGACAAGAAGTTAGTATTTGCTAATAGCACATCACCAAATGTTACAAGCACAATAGATGAAGATGGCACAACATCAACAGATTATGCTAACAATGTAGAAGTATATGTATATGATGGCGACGGAGATAGTGCAAATGCTTTAAGGGGTAGTGTAGATGCTTATACACTTGTAAGTCACTGGACAAGCACAGAAAAGAACTCAGGCACAATATTTGCTGTGATTAAAGTTACATTTGATCCTGAAGCACAACTTACAGGTTTAGGCACAATAACAGCAGAACTCACAAACAGTTTAGATAATCCTGCAGATGTATTGCAAGATTTTTTAACTGATACTACATATGGTTGCAGTATACCTTTAAGCAGTATAGATACTACAAGTTTAGCCACTTTGGAAAGTTATTCAGATGAACTAATAACATACACTGACAAAGACGGTGCAAGTGCAACACAAAAAAGATATACTATTAATGGTATTGTAAATACATCAGAAGATTGCAGAACCAGTATAGACAGATTGCTAACTGCTTGTAACAGTTTCTTTACATATGATGCCAAACAGGGTAAATGGCGAGTAAGTGCCAACAAAGCAGAAACCACAGCATCAGCATTTCAGTTTAACAATGATAACATTATAAGTGACATTAAGTTTAGCTCAACGGCACTAACAGGTCAATATAATAGTGTGGAAGTAGAATATCCTGATAAAGATCAAAAGGATAAAAGCAACTATGTAACAATAGACTTACCAGCAAACCAAAGAGAAACAAACGAACCAGATAATCAAATGACCCTGCGTATGGAGTTTGTAAACAACAATGTTCAAGCAGAATACTTAGCAAACCAACAGTTACGCCAAACCAGAGATGATTTAGTAGTTATCTTTACAGCAGATTATACAACATTAGGTGTAGATGCTGGTGATGTTGTAAAACTATTGGAAACAGATGTTTATGGACAAAATGATAAACTTTACAGAGTTATACAATCAGTAGAAAAAGAAACTGATGATGGTATGATCACAGTAGAGTTTACCTGTGTAGAATATAATGCAGATGTTTATACAGTAGAATCAATCACAGAGTTTACACCAGCACCTAACAGTGATATTGCTTTATTTAACAGGTTAGGAACGCCTACGACGCCCACTGTTGACAATGAAAGAAGTTTACTTAGTTTACCCGCATTCGATGTCAATACAAATACACCAGCATCTGGTATCTATACCAGAGCAGAGTTATGGCACGATACACAAAGTGATATGAGTACTAAAAAACTCCTGGATACATTTAGATCACCCACAACAATAGGCACAGGCACTGAAGTAGAGTTTACAGTTAAAGGTTTAGCCAGTGGCACATACTATTATCAGACCAGAGTAGGTAATGATGAGGCATTTGGAGATTTTTCAACAACATCAAGTGCTCATAACTGGACTGCTAATGTTTTAATCAACCCTATAACTATTATAGATGGTAATCAGCCAGTTTTAGGTGTAAGTGGTGGTAACATCATAGTAAACACAGGTAGTATTGGCACAACATTTTTAGATGCGGCAGTAAATGCCAACTTAACAGCGGCTTCAAATATTGTAAATGTTCCTACATACAACTATTTTACCACAACAAGTGCCGCGGCACCCAGTGATAGTGTTTTTAACACACAGGTAGGCAGAGATCCTATCAATAATGACATCATAGTAGTCACAGACAGCGGTGATAACACCGTTCAAAAGGCTTACATACATAATGGCACTAACTTTGTAGAAAACACAAACTTCTTTAGTGGTGGATTAGTTACAGACGGCACTATAGGTGCAAATGCCATAGTTGCTAACAGTATTACAACAAGTCAGTTAGACTTTACACCAATAACAACAATAGCAGGACAAACAGGTGCTACAATAACTGCCGCACAACTTAGCAGTGGCGGGTTAAGATTAACAAACGATAGTGTAGCAACATCATTGCTTAACGGAACAGTAGATGTAGCAAATGGTGGCACAGGCAGAACATCAACAAGCAGTTATGTAGCAGATTTAAGTGCCGCAGGTTTAAGATTAACCAGTGATGTGGTAGATGTAGCACAGGGCGGAACAGGTAGAACAACAACTAGCAGTTATGTAGCAGATTTAAGTGCGGCTGGATTAAGATTATCCAGTGATGTTGTAGCAGAAGCACAAGGTGGCACAGGATTAACCAGTTTTAGTAGTGCCTTAACAGCACAAGGTGTAGGTTTTGTTAGTGGTGGTAACGCAAACTTAGGTGATTTAGCAGTATTAGATGACATAACACTTGCTAAAGTTACAAATGCTGGTAGTTTAGCCGCATTAAATAGTGTTGCTCTAAATGGTGCTACCACAACAGGCACATTACCAGAAACTAAAGGTGGAACTGGACAAACAAGTGATAGTGCGTATGCTTCACATTTAGGTTCACAAGGACTTATTGTAACAGAAGTAGCAGGTAACAGTGGTAGTGTTAGTGCCGCAACTATTGTGTCAGCAGGTAGCATACTTGTAGCAGATAGTAATGTCAGTAGAAATACAAATGGTGGTGTAACAAGTATAACAGGTGGTGTTATAAACACCGGTACACTGAACGCAAGTTTAGTAAATGTAACAAACTTAAATGCTACAAATATAAACACAGGAACATTATCAGCAGACCGTATTGCTACAAATGATTTAGTTTTACCAAGTAATGGTGGTAACAAAACTGCTGTAGGTCCATTTAACGAAAATGATATGACCTATAAACATTTAGGTGATTTAGGCACTGGAGCAGGATTCTATACTGGTTATATTAGAGTATACAAAGGCTCATACCCCGGCGAAGTTAAAACTATAAGTTTCTTGTTTAGTGATGGCACACACGGTGCTAATGGAACACCACCAGGTGCTACATATAATGTAAATACTATTAGTGCCTTTGTAGATACACCTCAGATAAGCAGTAGTGCTTCACATTATATTACAGAAACACCATTACTTTATTTTCTAACAGGAACACTTATCACTGATAGTAGATTAAAATCGAATGCCAACCAAGATACTGCTAATATTCCTTTTGCTTTTTTATATACAGGCACAGGCACACCAAAATGCTTTATATACGCACAAGGAGACAGTAACAGTCAGTATATAGGTGGTAGTGAAGTTCACTTTGTTAAGTTTAGCACATAGGAGATATAATGAGTAATAGATACGAAGATTTTACAACAACTTTTACTATAGATAGAGCACATCATAAAAAAATAACAGATGATGGCGAGCAAATAGTTACACAAATATATTTTGATGTAAGCGGTGAAGATACAACAGGTAATACGCATACATTTAATAATCAAATAGTAAGTTTTTCACCTTTTGCTACAGATACTTCAGCAAACACATTTATTCATATAGATTCAGTAACAGATACTATTTTAGAAAACTGGGTTAAACTTGATTACACAGAAGAAAAATGTAATCATATATTCAGTAACTTTTTATATAACAACCGCGATTATTTAGATGTTGATCCTTAAGTTATAATAAACAAAAAAACACAAAATCGGATAAATACAAGTATAACAAAATAGGCTACAATACCACAGTATTTTAGCAAGAACCTTCAGGAGTCAAAATGAGCAGATTGTTAGATTGGAAATCATTTATTGGAGGGGCAGACAATATTATTTCCATGGATATGTTTCCCCAAGAACAACAAAAGTTTACTTACCAGTTCGGAGCAGTAGATGTTTCAGGTTATACCTGGGATATAGATTACCAAACGGTAGTGGTAGATAGTGTTTCTTTTAACAGAAATACCGGAGAACCCAACTATACAGATTCAACAGTAACAGGATTTTTTGATTCTCAACAAGCAAATGTGTCTTTATATGTAGACGATAGTGATGCCGCAAACGGTAATGTAGTTATTACAATACCAAGTAATAGATACACAGGACAACTACTGCCAAACAGTAGATTAAAAGTTCCTACTACTTGTTTTAGTGTAAAATGGACTGACATTGACTCACCCACAACAACAACACTACATAGATACATTATATCAGAAAGATATACGGCAGAAGTGCCTATTGGAGATCCCACACTAGAAACAACCGCACAAGGCGGCTATACGGCAATAACATAAGGAGTATCACATGGCTAATGTAACAGTGGTAACTTCTAATCCAAGTATTACCGTAGATCAAAATAATAATGTAATAAATGTTTCAACAGTTGCAAGTAATGTAACAGTTGGACCAACTGTTCCTGGAACACTTGCTAATACTATAGCAACATCAGGTAGGTTTTCAACATTACAAGTAGGTAATGTAGCAACAGTACAATATACCTTTCCAACAGATTCACCCACAGTAGATCAGGGTTTAAGAGCATACGCAAATGGCACACTATTCTGGAGTGCTGATGTAGGTTTAGTAGATAGTGTAAATGGACAAACAGGTGATGTTGTTTTAGACACTGACGATATCAGTGAAGGTAGTAGTAATCTTTATTTTACTGATGCAAGAGCAGATGCTCGTGTAAATGCTGTTTTACCAGATACAGACAGTTTAACTGAAGGATCAACAAATCTTTACTACACTGATGCAAGAGCAGACGCAAGAGTAAACTTACAAACAGGCACAAACTTAGATCTATCAAACAAATCAACAAGTGATTTAGCAGAAGGCACTAACCTTTATTATACAACAACAAGACAAAATACAGATTTTGACACAAGACTTGCTACTAAGACTACAACTGATGTCGCAGAAGGCACAAACTTATATTATACTGATGGCAGAGTAGATGCCAGATTAAGTTCAGGTAGCATTACAAGTAACATTATTACAACAGGTGGTAATATAAGCACATCTGCTCATGTAATAACAAATCATTTAACACCTATTACTGGTAATACTATTACTGTTGCTGGAAACATGGAAGTAAGTGGTAACTTAAATGTTGTAGAAAAAGTTGATTTGTTACTACAAGACAATGAAATAATAATGAACTATGGTAATGCGGGGGCAAGAGATGCCTTTATTATTATAGACAGAAGTGGTAGCACTTTAGCAAATGTCCAACTTAAATGGAATGAAACCACAGACAGATGGTCATTCACAAACGACGGTAGCACATATAACAATCTATTTGTAGACGGCGATACTATTTCAACAAGCAATGTAACAGTAACAGATACACTAATAACTGATACTATAGATAATCGCACAGGTAGTACTGTAACAGTTAATGCTAATATAAATGTAACTGGTAACAGCACATTAAATGGCATAACTAAACAAACTGAAGTAAGGCCAATAAACCTTACAGACAAATATATACTGACTGGTAACCATTTACAACTTATTGACTCAGGTTTAGTAGGTAGTGCGCCAAACAGTCAGGGTGGTAGTATAGGTGACGGTGTATTTAAATATGCAGAGCTACAATCTGAAGGATTAGAAGCCACAAGAACTAGTGTAAATATAGCAAAAACTGGTTCTAGTGTAATACCAAATGGTTATAATCTAGCCTTTAATGCTACATCAGGTAGTGCAGACATTACTGTGACAGGTTATGGTGACTTTATGGACAAGTTTAGAAGTCCATTTAATACCAGTATAAACACTGGCAGTATATCAACATTTATTACAGATAATATCACAGTAGGACAAGTTCTACATCAAGATCTGGGTGTAATCGGTGCATTGGGATATGCAGGATTTAATGAAAAGTTATTATATGTCACAGGCAAAGATGCTAGTAATAATATAATCACACTAAATGCTACAGCAGATGCTAATCATACCAGTGATACTACAAATGATTTTGTTAATGGCAAATATTTAAGTATTAATGACGGAGCATATAACACTACAACAGGAGCAAGAATAGCCATAACTAATGGCGTGACATTTGGTCTGGCTAACACAGAGTTAGGATATTTTCAACTAATAGGAACTAAGTACAAAGGTCATAACATGAACTTTGATTTATCAGATCTAACATTTAGCAGTAGTTTAGTAGGTAGCGATTTTAATATAGGTGCAGATAATAACTTATTTACTGGTAGAACATATGCTAAACTTGGTAAAAGCACTATATCGGGTGATGTATATCAGGATGAGCCTATATTTAGAGCCAGCGGTGGTATAGTTATAGGTAATGAAACTGAAATGGGTAACAGACCGTTTGTAGATCCTGTTCAACCATTTGGACTTAATATTGGTTGGGACGGAAAGATTGAAAGTCTAGGTTACAACCACGCTAATAAAAACTTACCTGTTACTCAGTTAGGTGTAGGAACATTTACAGATTATAGTGGTGCTAATGAAGAGGGACCATTTAAAGCTTTAGCAGGTCCAAGATTATTGTTTAGTACTTTTGATGGTAATGTAGATACGCCTTTGGCTGAACAATATCCTAGACCTGGATCAGAAATGGGTCGTATTACTGGGTGGGGAAGAAGCCAACAAAACCCAAATAATAGTACATATACTCCACCAAGTAAAATGAGTTTTTATGCTTCTAAGTTTACAGGCACTGACTTTACAACAGACTTTGTTGTAGCAACAGGTTCTGGTTCACAACTAAGACAAAAAATAGCATCAGATAGTAGTTATGAAACTAATACTATAGCAGGTTCTAGTAGTAGTTTGCATTTAAGTGGTAACCGGACATTTTTAGGACCTGAGATAGACAAAACTTTTACAGCAGGATATAAAACTAATACATCAGCACAAAACAGAGCTGGATTAGAAAAATATGCAGTTGCACAAAATATATTTGCTACTGGTGGTGCTGGTAGTGCCTTATATGCTACTAATGGACACCATACACAAAAAAACAAAGATATAGAACTTGGAA